GCCATGCACAACAGCCCGACCAGTTTTGAAAAGATAAATAATGATAGCGGATCAGCGTCAGCCATGCAGATAAATATTCCAATTAGGAACAGCAGTACAGTTGATTTATGCATTTATTTCCTCCTTATTCCCATCGGGTTTTAACGTATTCTTCAATTTCTTGATTCTTTTTATCAATACGTTTTTGCAAATTTGTTTGTTCTGCTTGTAGTCGAGCATATTGGTTAGTTTGTCCAATCAGAAAGCGCAGGAAGGATTTTAATTCAGCTTCTGCTGTCTGTTTTTCTGAGATTATGGTTTGTCTATTTATCCCCGTAGGGTCTCGTGAAATTTCTTTGATATATTCAGTTTTCTTTTTTTGCAGCATTTTGATGAAGTCTTCGAGCTGAATCGGCTGTTTCGGTGCATCCCCATTCACTTGGCTGTTTGGGATTGCTGTTTCGTTTGAAAAGGACATACTTTTTTCCATATCTTCCAGCACTTGACGAAAAATGCTATCTATTATTTCTGCTTTTGTTTTAAACCCCAGTGTATCTGCATGTATAGCTTTACTGATACTTGATTTAAGAATTTTTCGCATCCATTGTGGTGTGCTCATAACATCTCCTTTATTCTGTTTAAAAATTGATTTGCTTCTTCATTTGTCATACCGCCAGGATCGCAGCACATATCCATAATAAATGCCTTTACTCCAGCCCACCGTAACTGCGCCTGCATTTTCTTTGCATTAATCATTCCGGCAGGATCAGGATCGTACGCTATAAAAACCGTTTTAAATCCTTTCAATAATTTTAATTGTTGCATTTTGTACTTTGTCCCAAATGTAGCAATAGCAGGCGCACCCAATCGCCAGACATCAAACACGCCTTCGCAGACAATGCAGTAATCAAATGCTTTCGCCTGATCGTACCCGTATAGAATGTGCTTGTGGTGCATGACTTCATATTCTTTTGGACAAGTAATATATTTCAATTTCTGCTTCGGATTATTCAGAGCGTAATCCCGAATTGCCCTGCTTTGCCACGATACCGCTTTATCGTTAAAGATAATCGGGACAATTAATCGCCACGGCAGACTCATTTTTCCAAGTAACGAGATTGGCCCGGTTGCTTGTAATTGGTAATGTCCAGCAATTATATTTGCAACAAACCCCCTTTTTCTTAAATAATTTAAATGCCCTGCTCTCAGCTCACCTATCAAAGATGGGTATTTTAAACTGTTTCTTGATGCTGTCTGCGCCTTTAACACCCGTTTTTTACGGTTTTTAGTCCTCCCCCTATACCTTATTATTAAATCCTTAGTTTCGTTGCGAGAAACGTGAATAAGAGCTTCCAATACTTTTTCAACGGGATGCCACCCACAGCGCCAGCAAACGAAATAATCACCTTGCAGATTATAGCCTAAATGATATCCGGGATTGCCTGAGCAGAGTGGGCAGGGCGTACTCACCCACCCGTCCATACAATGTGCATGTCCTTCGGTCAGGTATGGGATATTGAAATCTGTATACAGTTTAATTATGTCCATGTTAAATCCCCGATATTGGGGCCGGTCCGCCATTTGGCAGTTCTGTGTTTGTCCATTTCGGACAGGTGAATTCCCATACTATTGTAAGCGAAGTTAAAGGTACAAATAATTCAGGAAATTTGGCACATTTATATCCCCAATTATTAGGTATAAGGAAATCGCAGGTCATACACACTTTTGAGCATGTCCTGGTAAAACCTGGTATTTTTAATTCTTTTGCTTTTATATTAAACTCACGCGGTAACATCACTTCACCTCCGTTAGTGCTATTTTGTTTCTGATAAAATCCCTGTATTCAATATATTCTGCGCATCGTTTATGTTCGCAGTACCGCAGGCACAGCCCGTTATCCACCCAGACTACGCCCTGCTCGTTGGTTGAGAAACGTGGCGAAGGACAGTTTTCAGGTGGATAGGGTGTGTGTCCGCCTTTTGGAAATCCAAGTTTCATTGGGCTGAATTTATGCGCTTCTTGGATTTCATCTTTTCGTTGCATTGTGCTTTTTCGTTTTAAAGGTACTTTTCGTCGGATCATATTATCCTCCCATATTTTTAACTGCTGTACTGATTTCATTAAAAGAAAATCGGATATCGTTCGTTTTCCAGCCTTGCTCGATTAGCCAATTTCGAATTGCCCATTTTGAATCTTTATAATCTCTTTTGTGTTCAATTGGAATATTGCCTTTGAACAATTCTATGATAATATATTGGCTGGCATCAGACAGTTTTTCAAGTTCATTTAAAAAGATTGTCCTGCGCTCACTATCGAAATCCAGTTTTTCGCCATGATATACGCTCTCAGAGATCATTTTCGAGTATTTCTGTTGTTGTTTGATATAATCTACCATGCCGTTGTAAAGTATTCGATTCAGCCATGTGGCGAATGATGCTCCTTTTTCTTTTTTATATGATTGTATGGCGTCAATAAATAAATCCCGTAATTGATCTTCAATGGAGCAGGGACTACAGCCAAACCAGCAGGCAAATGAGAATGCCTTTTGTTTTAGTAGTTTTTCATATTTTTTAATGTTCATTAAATATATCCTTTCGCCTCAAGTGCAATCCAGGTGCGTTTTACTGCTTCTTTGCAGCCAAGTATATTGCAAGGACACCCATGTGCAGGTGGGTTTATAAAATTATGACAAATATGACAAGGAATAGGCGTGTCTCTTTGTTCTTTCCATGGTAATTCACTGTGAGGACATCCTAAAATATTATTTCCTTTTTCGAGCATTAATAGCAAAGCCTTTGCGTGCTGTTTCTCTCTTTTCATCTCATTCTCCCTATTTATATTTATTGATTAATTCGGTCAGCAGGCTTTCTTCCTGCACTTCCTGCCCGTCTAATACTGATTTCAATACTTTCCGTTTTTTGTCCAGCAGCTCTGCAATTTCAGTTTCGATGGTTCTATCCGCAATCAGATAATAAACATTGACTGAATCTGCTTCCTGCCCGATTCTGTGTATGCGATCTTCGAATTGATCAGCAGCGCCCGGAGTCCATGGTAATTCAATTAAAGCGATTGAGGAAGCAGCTGTCAATGTAATCCCTACACCTGCTGCTTGTAGATTACCAACGAACAATCGAATAGAATCATCTGTCTGGAATGTATCAACTGCTTTTTGCCGATCTGCTTGTGATGTACTTCCATCGAGTTTTACTGCAATATCGCCAAATTCATCCATCAGATGATCAATTGTACTTTTGTGTGTACATCCAACTACCAGTTTCCCGTTTGTTTCCAGATGTTCTTTGATCCACAATTTACAGGATTTGATTTTGCCTTCAATCGTTAATTGCTTTAATCCTTCGATCTGTACCAATGTTTCTGCTCGTTCTGCTGATTTTGCTTTTTCAGGATCAATTCCTCTCAGATAATCAATAAAATTTGATTCGGCTTTAATATAGATACTGCGGTTTGTAATTTCCATTGGTACAACTGAGCGCATTTTAGCAGGCAAATCTTTTAAAACATCTGATTTTAATCGTCTGATCATAATACTTTCAGTTAATATCTTGTGTAGCTTTTCGGTATTTTTTGCTCCGCTAAAATCCCACCCGTATCCGTTGTGCCTTGCATTACAGAATTCTTGTGCAAATTCAAATTTAGATCCGAACAGATTTGGTGCTAACATTTTAATTGTGGTGTATAGTTCAATTGGTCTGTTGGTAATAGGCGTTCCGGAAAGTGCTAAAGTATGTTTTACCATTCTTTTTAATTGTTTTACTGCTTTGGTTCGTTTGGCAGTAGCGTTTTTCACGTAATGGCATTCATCCAAAATCATTGCTTGTATGTTAATTCGTTTAAATTCAGCTAACCAGAATTGAGAAAGAATGTCATAATTGATAATGATTAAGTCTGTTTTATCTAATTCATTGCATTTGCCAATTGAAGAAGGATTGCGCCCGTTGCAAATAAATACTTCTTTTTTCTTTGACATCCACATATCAATTTCTTTTTTCCAGTTCAATTTCAATGATGCAGGTACAACAACTACAGCAGGTCTGATTTCAGGGTGTAATTCAAGCCATCCGAGTGCCTGTATCGTTTTGCCTAGCCCCATTTCATCAGCAATAAGAGCGTTTCCATTACATTTGTCTGTAAATTCAATCCCTGCTTTCTGATAAGGAAATAATGCTTTTGCAATATACCCGGTTAATTTCATTTTTTTTGTAGGAACAGACCCGGCTGGCGCTTTATTCATATCGGAAAGTATTGTTTTCAGTTTGTCACATATTTCAAATTCCATGTTCTGCAATGCTCTGATGTTGTCTACTGTTACAGGAGCAGTCCAGCATTTCTCAGAAGGATTCCATCGCCGACCTTTTAGATTGGTTTTAATGGCGTTTAGAGTGCTGTGCTCAAAAGGAAATTTGATTTCAATTAAATTAGGTTTCACCTGAACAGCTGTTTTTACTTGCTCTGCTTTCTTTTCTTCCGGGGTTGGTTCTGCTATTTTTACAATTTCATTCGTGTTATCCACATCTTTAATCGCAGATTTTGGAAGCCAGACATTTTCAAATTTAATATCCAGCATCATTTGTTTTAATTTAGCAGCGTGTTTTGCTGTAAATCTGTATGGCCCAAGCACTTTTTCATTCCAATAGTGTTGCCCGCATTCAGGTCCGATCCCTGTTAATACAGAGACAGGGTGTGTAAGCGTTCTGCCGCACACCATACAATTTCCTCTGGCGTCCAGCGTGCCTTTGCCTGTCAGCATAACAGCCCGTTCGGTAGTGCGTACTGCTACTGCAATAAAGACAGCCGGGATGCCTTTATCACGCGCCCACGTTTGCTTGATTGTGTAACGTCTGGTTGGTTCCATGTTATTTACCTCATCGTAAACAATAAAAGTTAGTTCTTTTAAACATTCTGCCTGAAATCCTGATCTGTTCTCCGTGATACCAAATCAGCCCATCACGCGCTAATACCCGGAATCCAAGCACCCCGTCCATCGAGCATATAATATACTTCGGAAATTTAATACGCCTCATCTGTGTTAGCTGAGACGTTTTAATTGGTATTCGTTTGGCCTTTACTGAACAGCACTTAGAAGTGGGGCTGAAATCGTGATCATACTCGCCTTGATAAACGTTTCCATGTTCCTTGCAAAACCTGCGCATAAATAATTTAGCTGATTCGGAAGTAAGGAAATGAACTTGTTGATCAGAAATGCGCGTATAGTTGTCAGGTGGTATTTTATGGAGCAGATCGTCCAGGATAATAGGCGGGCCAATCGTAATCGTAACTGGTGTAAATTCAACTGGCATTTTGATTTCTCCTATTTTATATAAAGTTCGAGTTCACGTAACCAGCTAAAAGATCCATGAAGTAGGTCAACGATAATATCTTTTTCGTATTGATTGAGCAGATTTGTCATTGGGCAACTCCAATTTGTTCCGGAAAGTGAAGTTAGTTTGCTGATCAACATTGCGCGGAAGGTATGAATGTAAGTTCTAAGAGCAATAATTTGATCAACTTCTGGGATATCCATATCAATCGTATCGAGCAAGCATACCAGATAATCTTTGCTCAATTCTGCTTTGGCTACCAGCACCATATCATCTGTGCACTGATACAATTTGCGTTCCGTAATATGAGGGCGGAACTTGTTAATGGTCTCGTCAAATGCTCTTTTTTTGATGTTAAGAAGCATCGTTACATTAATCATTATGTCAGTTGCATTGTCTTTTTTATTCATTGTTCGTTCTCCTTCGTTTAGGTTTATGTAAAAAGTTAATCCGCTTAATAAAGCCCCTGCCCTCATTTCAGGAGCTTGATAAAAAGATTAAATTAAATCCATCAGGTAATCCGGCTCTAATCCAAAAAATTCCATACAAATTTTGTGCGCTGATTCCGTATCGCCAAATTCCAGATATTCCTGAATCGCTTCCTTGGCTTGCTTAATTTCTGCATCCGCCTGCGTAGAAGTTAAACCGTCTCTGCGCATAATCGTTGTTTTTAATGAATCTATCTTTTCCTCCCTCGCCGGATAGCCCCGGCTGGCGTTTTGGTTTTAAAAGTTTTCGTTTTGGTAATCTTCTTCAGAAACATCATCCATCGATTCAATAATTTGATATATATTATCTACTTGATTTTGGTTTGATATTCTTTTTGCTTCAACTACCACCCAGCCTCTGTTCAATCTTTCATTTAATTCGTTAGTCATCTCTCATTCTCCTTATATAATGATTAGTGAAAAAAGTGTTTCGATTATTCAAATCTCATCAGTAATGCTATGCGTAAATATATGTTTTCTTGCAATCTGTTATAATAATGAAACCGGCTTTCTCGCAAAAAGTTAAAATATTATGCTCATTTACTACCCAGGAGCCTTTGATATCGCAATTTGCTCTCCATCCTTGCCTCAATTCATTCATTAAATCTGATTTACAAATTTTACCTTTGTAAAAAACAGGGTGATTAATAATCATTTCAATATCGCCTTTTAACAAAATGCCTTCGATGTCATTTAAATTATACATTTTAAATTTTCCTTTATTAATGTTGAAAATAAAAAAATAAAATCTATTTATAAAACTTTAATAATTTAAAATTTTATAGATAAATTTTATTTCAACTGCGGGATCTTCTAAAAATTAATTTAGCTTCTTCCTTCCCTGCCGACCAACACTTGCATTTGCCAGAACCACCGAGAAGATTAAATAAATTTAACCTTTCAGCTATCGAGGGTACTCGAAAAACTACCAAAATTCCCCTATTTGCAAGCCCTAAAAAGTAATTAGGTGCCGAATGCTTTCTATGAAAAATCTTGAAAGTCTTTTTTGATAAACTGTCGCATCCACATTTACTTGACTCATTTATCTTGTTCTTAATTACAGATTAAAGGTAAAAAAACAAAAAGTAAAGGTTTTTTTAAACTTTTTTTAAAATAATTTTTAAAATATAATAAAACACAATAAAAAGAATAAGTTAATTAAATATAGAAAGTTCTATTATTTTTATAAATTTTAAATTATAATAAATATAGCAGTATTTCTTAATTAAATACGTTTTTTGCCCCCTTTTTTAATTATCTGTAATAGGTTTATATATAAAATGGTACGAAAAGATAGCATTCTACTTAATCCGCCAAAAGTCAAAAAAAGCAGAGGCAGACCCCCTGAAAAATTAAATGCTAAAATGCTATTATTTGTCCAGGAATATATGGTTGACAGGTGTGGACTAAAAGCAGCAATTCGCGCAGGATATTCCGATTCAAATGCATCAGCTACTGCAATTAGATTATTAAAAAATAGATTTGTCAAAGAAGCCATACAAATAGCAACAGAAGCGCAAGAGGAACGTTTAGAACTTTCCGCAGACAGAACACTATTAGAAATAAACCGATTAGCCACATTTGACATACGCAGATTATACAAGGCAGACGGATCACTTATCCCAATTCCTGAATTAGATGATGATATGGCGGCATGCGTAAAGGGCGTTGAGTTTAAGAAGATCGGGAAAGAATATGTCAAGGAGTATAAGATATGGAATAAAGAACCCGCACTCGTAATGATGAAGGACATCCAGAAACTTGTCAAAGAGAATGCAGATGCAAATCCAGCCGAAAGCGTAGAAATAGAGTTTGTAACCGAATCCGCAAGAAGACCGGAAAGGGAAGTGGCATAATATGTCAGATATGCCCCCAGTCATAAAG